AAAATATCACCAACGATTAACGCTGATGATATTGCGAATGTGGAAGTGGTTGAAAGTAAGCGATTTAACTAATATCGATTAATATCGAGTGATTACCGTTAATCGTATTCTATTTTCCCACGCAGAATGTTCTCGGATTCCTGACTCTCCCTGATTTTATCAAGGTTTCAGAGGCTCTTAGAGCGGTACGGGTAACAAAATAGTAACAATTTTATCAAAAACCCCTGAGGCTACCAAGGTCATCCGAACTCTTCGCTCTCAGGGGTTAGAATTTCAACGCATGGGCAAAGGTAGGCAATTTATTTGAATTATGCAAGAAAAAGAGGGAAAATCTCACGATTTCCCCTCTCAAAGGTTTATGGATACAAAGATTGTTGCTCAAATTAATGATTTTATTATCTTTAATAGTGGTTTCCTGAATATCCATCCTGCCATTCCGAGGATGATGGCGAGGGTAAATGGGAAGAACTTGATCGAGGTGGACTGCCACCAAGAAAGATCCTTCTCGACCTCAACGGGAACCTTCACCTCCTTATCCTTATATTTATATTCTATCCTCACGCTATCCTTATGCTCGACTGGCTTCTGAAACTCAATCGGCTTCTTCTGAGCCTTGTTCTTGAGGGAGTGGGATAGGGTTCCGTCAGGATTGATCCTCGCATCCGATACCGCATAATCGGTCTCCAAATGGGAGGTACTATCCTGAGTAGTCCTTTCCGCAGTCTGAGCAGGGATCTCCACGATGATGGTATCGGTGATATACTCAGTCCTGATCTCCACCTTCACATCGGATGAATCCTTCTCGGTGATGGTGGTGGATGATCCTGATCCCCGCTGGGTGGCGCACGACAGAAAAGAAAGCATTACTAATGCGCCACCCAGCATACCAATGCACCTATAATTAATAGCCGTGAGAAAAGATTTCCGCTTAGTCATATTTGAATCCTCCGAAAATTATACTATTGATCCTTCGCTTCCAACCGTTCTCGAATTTGAGATAGGTATATTTCTTACGCTCCTGAAGGGTCGCAGTCCTGCCTATCCTGCGCTCATAGCGGCTGATCGATGACTGGATGATATCATCGGTATATTTCAGGCGGGCTTTCTGAACCGCATCGAAGAATATCTTCGGATCCTGAGCATTGATGGCTGCAATGGTCTTTTTGCCTACGATACCATCCTGAACCACTCCGAGGATCCTCTGAGGGATGGTGATGCCGTATTTCCCTGAAGTCCACATCCAATCGACAACGGCATTGGCAACCGACTGATCCGTGATCTCATCGGCTTTCCATTTATCCCAAAATAAGGTCTTGATGATATCGAGCCATGTATCATATCGCATATTCCTCAAAGCCCTGACGGATGAATCCGTAAATCCGTTCTTCCTGCAATATGCCTTGAAGGTGTTCATGGTGACACCGCACATGGTGGCTCCGCCAGCATCAACGGGATCGTTGGCGAACCCAGTCTTTTTCGCCATCTCATAGATCTGCTCATTCGGCAGATCGAGATACTTCTTGTTCACCCCTGCCTCGAAATAGAGGATGAACGGGACAATCTTCCTGATATCAGCCATAAACCTTTCTCCTTTCGTTTAGTTATTCATTATAATTTGTCATCCTTCAGATCATCAAGCGAGACATCGAAATGTCTCTCGGTCTTATCGATCATGATCTTCTGTAGGATCTTCCAAAAGCGTGAATCATTCTCGCTACGACATGATGAATTGTTTTCAAGTGCCGACCAAATCTGCTCGAATAGGATCACACCCGTCACGATATAGCTCAGAGGTACATCAATATGGATGAAAACCCAATGCTCCGCCATGAATCCGAGGATGATGAGAACCAATCTCTCAGGGATGGTTTTCCTGACTACCTTTCCAAATGCGAAAGATGTGAATCTCGATGGTCTCTTAGCCTTGTCGGGATAAGCCTCCTTAACCCTCTTGTCGAGCTGATAGGCAGTCCATGCATCATATAGGATGAAAGCTATCATGACAACGATTAAGGGGAATGTAGGACGGAATTCTGCGATAGCCCATCCGAGCCATCCCCCGATGGCTGCAAAGGCGATTTTCCAATAATTATAGATACTATTCATCATGAAGATCCGAAATTTGTGGCAAAGATAGCAAAAAGATGCCTAATAAGCACCATAATTTATGCTAAAAATTATAAAAGAGCCTCATTTTCATCATTTTGAATGAAAAACCATCCCCCTCCGTATCTCAGGAATAGGGGATGGCGAAACTCAGTTTATTATTCGGTTGTTGGAGCCGATTTTCATTCATAATCCTCCCTTGAACCCTTTCGGGGATCAGGGGAGGCTGAGAAAAGGATCGTTATTCAGAGGCTTAATAGTCATTTTACCAGTTCTTTATTTTCAGGAATCCGTCACCATCAACATATACCTCTCCTGAAGTTGAAGCACCACCATAAGTTTTCCATGCAGATTTGGAGCTTGGGGTGATCTCGATCTTTCCTGACGCATTGATACCTATTGCGATACTACCACTTGATCTTCCTATTTTTATTATTGGATTATACCATGTGTCTAATGTTATTTCGGTTCCTGATCCACCATTATTAATACTAAACACCCTTGGATTACAAACGGAACTCCATGTCCCATCCGTATGCCTTGTATAGACCATTCCTCCATTAACATACATCTGCCATCTCAGGTTTCCACCGCTTAAAGCCTCCAAATAAGTCGTACCATCGCATCCCGCACGGAGGGCTACTTTACCACCACTATCATAGATCCTGAAAGCTCCTGCAATGAGGTTTGAGATATATGCTGCCTCGGCAAGAAGGAGTCCCGTTGCGACACTCTCGAACTGAGAACCGAAGGAATTCCAATATGAGGTATTTGTCGGGGTCTTATTATAGAAGCTTCCCGCATCAACCCTCGCCACATACCAAGATCCACTATATTTTACCACATCAACCCTCTTAGAGTTGCCATAATAGGTCGCAGAACTATTATAATCACCTCGGCATACGATAGCGGGTCCGACATCACCACGATCACCTTTTGAACCTTGTGGGCCTTGTGGGCCTTGGGGGCCAGTCGGACCTTGGGGACCCGTTGCGCCAGTAGCACCAGTGGCTCCCGTTGCTCCCGTTGCGCCAGTATCTCCCTTATCTCCCTTGTCACCTTTTGCACCATTCGTTCCGTCATAGGGGGTGGTTCTGACGGGTGTAGTCCATGTCCCGCTGAGGGTATCATCACCATTGATGATCGCAGAAGTCATCCAAAGATAGTTCAGGGATGGCACATTCGGCATGGCGGTACTCCATCCGCTCGGATTCCTGACATTATTCGTCAGGGATGGCGGCTGTGAGGTGGATCCATTCACCGCATATCTATATTCGGTAAACTGACCGCTGACACCCTTCACTGCGATCTCCCAATAGGTCGTATTGGTCGGGGTTATTCCGCTTGCAGGGGTCTGGTTAATAAAGCGATAGACGGAGGTTGCAGTTCCTATGGTATAGGACACCTCATCGCCATTATAATAGAGGGTATCGGGATCATAATCGCCACGATACACTCCGACTGGCTGCTCATCACCCGACATACTCTGCACGATCAATCCCTTGACCTTCAGCTTTCCATCATGATTGGAGTTGAAATCAATACCCCAATCATTTCCGAATCCGAGTCTCAGGGCATTGTTCAGCATATCGAAATAGCTCTTTCCATCACCGCTAATTATCTTATCGGTGGTGACACGACCTGGCAGTACCTCCGTGAATCCATAGAGAGGAACAAATGAGCGTTCTCCCTCATATTCGCTATTCAGGATTCCATATAGCAGATGATAATAGGAATTATCGGAGGTCATCACGATAGGTGTCTCACTGAGCAGGAATGATCCCGTATTACCGCTCCTTTCCACCTTCACATAGAGATAGTATTTCTTATCCTGATCCGTAAGGGCAGATGAGGTGAATTGGCTGATAGTCCAAAACTTATACTCCGATGCATCATGAGAGCTGCTCATATTATTGATGCCGAGGGTCATATGCTGAAGGATTCCTGCGGGCGCAGAGAGGATCTTCGTACTATTATTATAGGTGACGTTATGGGCTACGGTCTGAGGATTGGTCGTGCTATTTACGAACCGATACTGCATGGACTCATCACCCACAAGCATCTGCATGGTCTGAACCGTGATCGGGTTGATACCCTTGGAGAAATTCTCGAATCCAGCCTCAATGAGATCATTCAGCATTCCGAGGGTTTCCTTGGTATCCCTGAATCTGCGCTTGGTGAATCCGATGATATTATTCTCTACATTATCTATCTCGACATCGATATTATCGATCTTCTTCAGCTTCGATGAAGAAGTCTCCCCCGCAATCGAGTTCGATATCTCGATGACTGGGGTATATGGAGAGGTGAGGAAATCCTTGATTCCCGTGATACGGATGGTTTTCCCATTAGGTGCGAACTGCCCATCTGTAAAGAGGATATAGGCTCCCGCCTTCATATAGCTCCCTATGGTAGCCCAATTGCGCTTCGCCCACAATCCCTGCAAGGTTCCCGTGAAGGTGAATTTCTGATCCTCATGCTCATAGAGATACCTTGCGGCTTCCCTGAACATATCCCATGAGGCTCCTACCTTGTTCACATTGTCGCAGACATAGGCATCGGGCAATGAGCATCCGAAAACGATATATGTATCATCCGCAACGGGCTTATAGGTATTGTCAGGCATCAGTATTCCATCGATCTCCTGAGGAACGATCTCGAATCTCCGAGCCGATTTCCCTTGGACTGCAGTATGGTAATATTTCACCTCGAATTCCTTTCCCGCAAGCATTCCCGATTGGAAGATGACGGTCATGGTCTCCCCCTCTATCAGATAATCATTATAATTGAGGGTCTGAGGGATCGATGAGTCAACTATATCATAGAAATGCTCTGAAGCATCCACCACCACTACCGATGAGATGGTACCAACCCTTGCAGGGTAGATCTCCGACAGATCAAGCGAATCCTCCTTGATTGCCTCGGACACCTCATCGATACGCTCGATAAAATATCCGTCCTCATCACTCTGATAAGTCCTGCCCTCATAGACCAATGTCTGAGACTTCGGCAGAAGCAGCTCCCTTGAGCGGTAGGTGGAGAAATCGATATTCCTGCTACCTCCCTGAGTATAGAGTCGCTTAATAGGCTTCTCATCGGTCTTAGTACTTCTGCCGATACCGGGCTCGAATCCGTTTCCCTTACCATAGGATAGGGGAAGCGGATCTTCCTTGAAATACTCAACCTTCCTCAGATAGATGGTCTTATTTACGATCTCCCACTCGGTCTCGAAGGTATCTGCCACCGACTGAAGGGCATCATCGATATATGAGTGATTGAACTCCACCGTCTTCTCGGATGACTGGATGCATGATCCCACACTCCATCCGCCACCGCTTCTCTCGTTGAGGTTCGCAACGATCTCCTGAAGGAATTCAAGCGGAGTGGCGCACATGGCATATTTCAGGCGATGATCCACCGAATTACGCATCTTATAGAGTCCCAAAAGATCCTCATCGGTTCCCATCGTCATGGTATATTCTATATTCCGAGTTCCATGCTTCTTCAGATTCTCAGAATCATTCAGGGTGAAGGTCTGCCCCATATACACCACCCATGCGCCCACGGGGATCTCCACGAATGCAGGGAGGGAGAATCTGAGCACCAACTGAGGCTTTGTCATGATGGCACGATAGCGATATGAATTCTCCGTTTCCTGAACTTCGAGAGTAACCAAATCGTTTGCATCCTTGCTGATAATACTCTTTCCTGACATCTTGATCTCAGGAATATCATCTTCTGTATAGTAATGGATAATCATCGGAATATATTTCTTTTTTTTGAGTCTTGAACTCGGTTTTACTGATAGGGATCAGCCCATCCCCCAGTTAAGAGGGATGAGCCTTCCATATATTAGAGGAAATGGGTGATAACGGCTGCAATCGTAGTAGATGCGCAGATGACCTCGGTAATGAAGATCCCCTTGCCATCGATGAACCGATAGTATCCCTTGTTATCATTGAATGCGCAGAATGCACCTCCCATGAGTGTTACCATGATGAGCCAAAGGAGCATCCACCAAGGGCAGATCAGTATGGTGCAGACCTGACTTAGGATCCCGCTTACGATGGCAAAGATGGAATGCCACTTGACATGATCCGCATCGAATAGCGGAAACGCACCGATGAAAATCAGGGATACGATAGTCAGGAATCCCACAAACTGAAAACTACTCCCATTCAGGGCTTCGATGAGCGATGGTGCGCTGAGGATCGTCACCGACCAAAGCCAAATAGTCCAAAGCCATCTCCATCCGCCTTTCGGCAGATCATAGACCATGTGGGAGATCGATTTCGGCAGCTCCTTCTTCTTGATGATGAATATAGCGATATATGCAATCAGCAGAAGAATCGCAATAATCAATAACTTAAACATATCAATGAATTGTTAATGATGAACGATATCAGAGGATGCCATGCTCTGCGCAATCGGTATCGACCTGCAACTTCAGGGCTGCACGCTCAGTCAGGAAATCCTTGTATGCCTGAATCTTAGCCTTTGCAGCATCGGAGGTCTTGGATCCATCGATGAGACCGAGATTTGCGGCATTGAACTCATTGATAAGCTTCTGCTCATAGTCCGAATCCCATTTGTACGAGATCACCGCCTGAGTGAACTTATTGGCTGATAGGGGAGCGAAAACGATCACCTCATCACACTGCCATTGGGTTTGGGTCTCGCCCTCTCCCTGCTGGGGTTCCTCACCTGAGGTCTGATTATTCTCGACCTCCACTTCCTGAATATTGAAACGATAGCGGGTTGATCCGTTACCTACTGCCTCGAAAACCGAGGGCTGATGATCATAATATGCCATGATAATATTGCTTTAATAAAATGGTTTGTAAAAGATGTTTTGAGTTACTATGAAAAGCCCATCCGAGCCATGATGCGACCCTCTGCTTGTATTCCATGAGGTCGGGTAGCGGATTGGCATTATTCAGCTTAGAGACCGCCTTGCAGAAATTCTGCTTCACGCATTTACGGATGAGCTTCTGCCTGCGGTAGAACTTATATCCCACATAGTCAAGCGCACGACCATGCTTATCAAACCGATTCTCGGCAATGGGGAATATCTGATAGTTATCCTTGATCTGCAAATGCAGCTCACTATCCATGTATTTACGGATCTCCGCCAATGCCTTGTGAAGGATCTCCTTGTTATCGGCAAAGAGGGGGATATCATCCGCATACTCCACCGCATCGAATGGCTCAGGCTTCCCAACGATTATATGGAGCCTTTCATTGATCCAGTGCATAAAATAGGCGAGATGTAGATTTGACAGATACTGGGAAAGATAGTTTCCGATGGGCAGCCCCTTGCAGCTATCAATGATCTCATCGAGCAGCCAAAGGACATCCTCATCCTTGATCTTCCTCCGAATGATGGATTTCATCACCCCATGATCGATGGAAGGATAGAACTTCCTGATATCGAGCTTCAGGCAATAGAGAGGCTTCCCCTTGTATTTCCTGATGATCCTATCCACCTGACGGGCGCAGCCCTCTATACCACGATCCTTGATGCAGGAGTAGGTATTATGGGTGAATACGGAAGTCCAAATCGGCTCCATCACATTCATGATGGCATGATGCACGATTCTGTCAGGATAGTACGGGAGCCTGAAGATCTCCCTCTCCTTTGGCTCATGGATGATGAAAACATCATATTCAGAGGTTCGGAACGTCTTGGTGAGCAGCTTTTCATGCAGAGCCATGATATTTGCCTCCCTATTGCGGTCATGGACTTTGACCCCATAGGTATGCAGCTTCCCCTTTCTCGCCTTCTTGTCAGCGAGATTCAGATTCTCGATGGATATGATCTTCTGAAAAAGGTTATCTACTCTTTTCATATTACTCTGCTTTTCTTATTCGGAGTCTTCGGTAGCCTATACGGATGGCATCCCTACCAACACCTTTCGGGTTTGCTTGAACTTTTTTACCAAGAGGTACGGTCATTGCCCCACTGATTTTTTCAGGACGGATCCTGATATTATAGCATAGGTGAGAGCCGATATTCGCATTCGCATTCGAGGGAGCGTTATTCGAGTTCGCATAGACGAATCCGTCTTTCGCACCGTTATTCGCATTACCGCCGAAATACACGCCTCTCGGAGCAATCGACCTTATAATTAATTATCACTACTCGAACCAATATCTATTCCCCTGACCCCTGAGAGTCACCCTTCGGGGGAACTTATTGCGCTTCTTTATCTCCCTGAGGACATAAAGGATCTCGGTTGACCCCGTGAAGAATTTCACCGATTCCGACTCAGGGCTATTCCTCTCAGGTCTCACCTGAACGAGGGTCTGCCCCTTGGTTCCCTTCGACTTTGAATATTTAGTCGGGACATCTTCAAGGAACTCGAACACCCAAAAGGAGGTATTCACCAAGTCAGATTGTGACTTATCCTTTCCGATCAGGGATCGGCTATTTTCGTCACGGGGGATATGGAGAAAGGCGAGGGAGCCATCATCCATCTCATCATTCTGCTGATGATTCATTTCTTCATTCATGATTCTTTCCTTTTATTCGATCTTATTCTTGATTTCGATTTCCAACCCCCGCCATCCATGAGACGGGATGGCGAGGGTACGATTTTCGCTTTCCGATTAATCGGGGATGAAGCAGAGGCGAGAGCCGATATACGCATGCGCATACGAGGGAGCGCTAGACGAGTGCGCATAGACGAATCCGTCCGGCGCACCGTTAGTCGCATGACCGCCGAAATACACGCCTCTCAGGGTGGTTGATGTTGGGATATTAGTAGAGTGATAATCACAGAAATATGTGCTATCACCACCTCCTACTGCAGTCGGCATGATATCGCCTTCCTCACCAAAGATGATGGCGGTAACATATCCTTCCGTGCGTGCTTCATTGCCGACATGATGATAACCATCATAGTTCGAGTCATTGAAGTTTGCGGGATCATCGGTCACATAGACACGGCTCAGGTTATCCCCTGCTGCGGGAGTGATCTGAACATTGATTCCGTCAGTCCATTGCCAAATATGACCGAATGGATTCTCAACACCACGATAGCGAGGAACTGAGACGGTTGCCAAGGTATCATCATTATCGGCAGGGATGGCATAATTCACGCATCCAGTGAAATCACCGAGTGAATTGGTGATACCGCAAGGAACGAAAGGATTATAAGAGTTATATCCGTTCCACTGATTTGATGTGAGGGTTGATACTCCTGCACCGAGACCTCCCTGATGATATCCATCTTGGGTCAGCTCCGCATTGTATGTAGCCTGAGAATTCAGGGTCGCATACTCCACGACAAAGAGCCAATAGAGATCCTTCTGCAAATCATAGGTCATGCAGTTCCATTTCGTTGATCCTGACTTACGATTACGGGCATAGGTTCGGAAATTGGTTCTGCTGAGATTGGTTACGGGTCTGCCAAGGAGTGAGCGATAGGTTCCATCCCAATCCGAGGTATTGTTACCGCCACGATACTGGGCATCCATATTCACGATGGAGCAGAGCTTATTGTTCGTGCGATCAAGCGATGCCTCATAAGCCGAGACATACTTTGTCTTGATATGGGTGTAACCTGGCAGAGGATATTCCGAGAAACGGACTCTGCGCTTATTCCCTGAGGTCTCGAACTTACGATAATAGTCGGGGATCTCGACCATAACCTGACCTCTCGAACCATCGAGGATATCACCTCCCCAATCGGTCGGGTTGAGATATTCAACCACCTCACCATCATCATTGAGCAGGCATCCTCTCATGCGGCTCTGAACGGGCAGATCACGATGGAGGGCGAGATTGCCGATGCGGGTGCAAGCGGGTGATGATACGGTCACATCGAACTCGATGCCATAGCTGACATCTTCTTCGAGATAGGGGAGCATTTCTGCGAGATAAGCCTTCTTACTCTCGCCACTCTCCAACACCTCCACAAGGAGATCAAATGGATTGTCACCTGAGACCGATGGCAGATCGCTCAGTCTCTTTCCTGCCTTGAACGCTGCAAGCATTTCAAGCACTTCTTGTTCTTGTTCTTGAGTCATAATCTAAAAAATTTTAGGGTTTATATTCCTTTTTCTTATCCCATGAATCTGAAAGCGATTGAGCCGCCTCTAATCAGGAGCCTCATGGATGATGGATCCACCAATCGGACTTTCTCATCCCTTTTCGGCTTTCGGGCTGATATCGCCCTACGTCCTGATACCGATATAGAAACCGAGTTTATCATACCGATTCCACATAAGAGCCGCTTCCCCAATAGATATCGTAGTAGTTAAGGAGAGTATTGTTGGGTGCAATCTCCCTTACCAACAGAGGACTCCAATCATTCAGGGGCACTGGCACATTGGAGGCTTCATCATCCTGATAGCATTTCAAGCTGATAATCACATCGATGGCAGATGTGGCATTCTTCGGTCTCACATAGATGGTGAAAGGAACACCATCCTCACCGATTTTGAATCCGTTTGCAAGACTCTCGATCTTTCCATGACTGACGATCCTACCGCCATTCACGAACTCACTGATATAACCATTCTTAGGCATGATAGATATAAATTAAATGGGTTAGACTTAGTTCTTTCTGATATTTCCGTCTGCATCGAGCCTCATTCTCGATGATGTAACCAATCGGATGGTCGGTGAGATGACCTCGATAATCACGGATCGGGCGATGGAAGTCCTCATGGTCGGGATGATATGGACTGCGCTCTTTCCGACCTTATTCACATGGATGGTACCATCGTGACCCACCGTCACCGCATTATTATCACAAATGAAGATGATATTCTGCTGAACGCTCGCAGGAGATAGCTTTGCATTGATCCTGAGCTCCGAATGATTGCCGTAGGTGATGTAGGCAGGGTAGGCTATCTCCAAGCCAGTAGGCAGGAGTCCAAGCCCCTCTATCTCGCTTGCAGCCGCAATGACCTCCCTCGCCTGAGCGGTTACACCCTCGCAATCCTCTACTGCGGTCTCTGCCTCTCCGAGAACCGCCATGATGAGAGCCCTTGCATCATTGGCTCTCGCTGCTGCCGTAGTCGCATTACCCGCAGCCTCATTCGCTGAATTGGCTGCTGCAAGGGCGAGAGCTGCATTTGTGACCGCATCCTCTCCGTTGATGATACATAGCCATTTTGTCTGATCGCTGACTGGATTACCGACATTCTCATCCGTGAGTGACAGATAGGCTGAATTACTATGCTTCACAAGATCGAGACCCTCATATTCGGTCTGATCCGAATAGGTTCCTCTCGGACGGACAGCCACCTTTCCCAAGTCGATCTGTTTGTTCTGCAATGCTTCAAGCAATAGCAGAAGCTGGGTTTCTTGTTCCTGAGTCATGATTCTTAATTATTTATAGTTAAAATACAAATGCCCCGTTGCCTTGTCGAGACTGAACATACTTGCAGCGATCTCATCCTGATAGTTCATCTTGAGATGCATGGTCTCCTTATCGACCTCGAAAGACGGATATAGGATTCCTCCCTTTGCGAGGACACCCGTATCATAATATTCATCATTTTCTTCATCCCAAGCCCACCAATTGCCGTTATCTCCCATCATAGGAGGATGATCGGCAAATTCCTTAGCCCTGCCCGCTTGGGTATTGGCATTACCCGCAGCGGTATTCGCAAGGGTGGCTTTCTCTCCTGCAAGGGTGGCTGCTGCGGCTGCAAGAGCCGCCTTATCATCTGCGAGTCCTGCTTTGCTATTCGCAAGGGTGGCGGCATTATTGGCGGATGTGGTTGCGCTCTGAGCATCCGATTTCAGGGTAGCCCATTCGCCTCTCACTCCCTCGCTCGATGTGGCACCGAAGAATGAAGCCCAGTTGCTCAGAACCGCCGTATACCATGTTGACCAAATCTTTCTCACTCCATTGGCATCATCGGCAGATGTACCGAAGAATCCGTTCCATGATGAGTTTACGTTAGTCCAAAAATCATTCCATAGTTTCCTCACTCCAGTTGAGAGGGTATCTGAGAACCAATCCGTCCATGTGGTCTGACGGGTGGTCTCAGCCTGAACTCGGGCATTCTCATTATTGATACGGGTCTGCTCATTAGCCTCGATCTGCTGACGTGCGGTATTGGCATTTTGGGCGGCAGTATTCGCAGCCGTTGTAGCCGTTACCATTCCATCGGCAACCTCCTTGATATATCCGAGGCTCACCTTCACTGATCTCCTGCTTCCATCAACTCCGATAGTCCATAGTCCGCTGAACTCGGTGCATGGGGGTAGTTCCGAAATCTTCTTCTTGATTGACATGCAGCTTATGTATTTTTATCAAGTTTTACAAAATCATTATCATCCTCATCCTCGGTGACTATCCACACCATATCCTCCGTTGCAAGGAGCCATTCGGTTTCCTCAGGACGATCCGATACGAATGTCAGGGTCAAGGTGAACTCGCACCATACATGACCATTCCTCAGGATATCGAACTTTGTCACCTGATTATTCTTATAGAAGCACTCATAGGCATTGATGACATCCCATGCGAAAAGCTCCCTTGTTTCAGGTTGGATGAGGGCGGTGAATAAAGAATCCCACCGATGCCAAAAATCGCTGATCGTATTCGCATGGATGAGAAGCTTCATCTGAACATCCTTTGTCTTATAAAGGACTTCCTCATCATCATAGTCGATTCCTGCCTTTCCCTTTATATTCACCTTCAGGTTATCACGCACATTCGGGTTTTTGAGGACATTCTGAATCGTTCCATCGAGGGCGAGGACTCCGAAACGATCGAATGGTATGTCATCGATTGAAAATGCGACCTCATCCTTTGTGACCGATGTCTCGTATGGATCCACATTCAGTACCGATGGATATTCTGCCGAAAGATCTTCCTGAGTCATCCCGCTCTGATATCTGATAGGAGGGAAATCATCAACGAAGCTGACGGTCATCTTTCCGAGTGACACCCTCGATGATATATTTTGGTTCTGCGAGAGCCTGAGCTTATAGCTCCTGCCGAGCTCCACGAAGTTGAAGATATGATATGACTTATCCGAGAGTACATAGAACAGATCGCTCACCTGAGAGACATTCATCACGCAGAACTGCATCTGAAAGGTCTTGGAATCGAGCACTGGATCAGTAAGATCGAACTCGGCTCCGTCATATTCCTCCCATTCGGTTGATTCAGGGGTCTTGAAAGGAGGCATCTGTATGAGTGCCTTATACCCATACCTCTCAACGAATACACCGTACTCGGTGAATGCATCCTTATTATCTATGAATAATCTCCCTGCGTAATTCATTTCATTACCTTTGCAAAATCTGAAATATTGATCTCATAACCTGAGATACCATCCTTTTCGATCTTCACGACTGAATATCCTGAAGCATCGATCTCGGCAGATGCCCCATGCATCAGTATGATGCGATATAGAGCCGTCTCATCGCATTTTATCCGTGCGATGGTATTACCTACTACAAGGATCCTTTTCTCCCCTGAGAGGGAGATTTTACCCTTATCGATCCAAACACCCAAACGCTCAGGATTGTATTTTGTGAATTTCCTGAACATATCGATAGATGGGAATCCGAATCGGGTCATGAACTCCGATCCCTGAGCAGAGAAAACGAGGGATGCCGCATCCTCCATGCTCTCAGTACCCTTGAACATGGTGCATACGGATATACGATCAGCCAACTCGGTCTTTCCCCTTTCGAGACAGATCCTCTGAGCATTCTCCTTGGCTTTCTGCCATTTCTTCTGCGCTTCAACGATCTCCTTCATATTATCTCAGTTTGATTCCCTTCATATTGATATCATCAACGGCATCCTTGATGGATTTCGTCTTTTTGTCTATGTCATCAAGAGTCTTCTTCGAGTCAGAGGTATTACGCTCGATGCCTGATACCTTTTCGAGGATCTGATTTGATGTCTCATTCAGATCGTTCACTCCCTGAACGAGGGTATAGGTATGACCCTGAATGGTTGTCAGGCGGGCATTATTCTCATCGACAGATTCCTGAGATGCGGTGGCGATACCCCTTGCGGCTCCTTCCCTTTCCTGATCCTCAGGGGCGAACCAATCCTTCACGGTGTCGGGTAGGGCACTCCAAATCTGATTGAATCCATCACCGACCTGATTCAGGTCATCCGAGAATCCAGTCAGAGATTCGATAACGGAATCCACTCCCTTGAACTGACCTTCCTCTCCGAACCATTTCTTCTTATATTTGTCGAAGATCTGACCGATAGGCTCTTCGATGAACTTCTGAACGAGCATCCTCTGCATGACATCGGAAACGATCTCATTGACCTTCTTATGCCAAGCCTCCATCGCATCCTCTCCCTGCCTTGCAGCCTCGAAGAAAGCCTCTCCGAGCTGAGATGAGAGATCCTGAGCGGTGGATCCGATGATTTCCTCCAGCATCTCATTGATGAGATCAGCCATCTCATTTGCAAGCTCCTGAATATCACGCTTCCAATCATCGATCTTACCCTGATCGACATCCTTCTTGGATTGTTCTTCCTCGATCTGCTTATAGATGAGGATCTGCTGCTCTGCGAGGTTTTCGAGCTGCTTGCGGGAATCCATATACTTATCCTTGCCGAGTGCCTTGTTTGCGGTATATTCAACCTTCGCATAGGCATCCGCAATCTTCATGATGGATCTCTCCATCATCTCGTTCTCATAGATCACATGACCTACCATCTGCACCCAAAATGCGCCGTATCTCTTTGAAACCTCATGGAGTCTCATCACCTCTACCGAGGTCTGAGCATATACGTTCCTTACCCTCTCAACGGCATCACCGAGCCTATTCTGAAGCCTTACTGCATCCTGATTGTCAAGCTCCCATTGGAGCTGATCGATACGTCTTTGCAGATTATCGATTTCCTCCTGCTTGGAGTCATCATCATTGAATAGGGAAGCGATGGCGGTAGCCACTTGGAGAGCTGCCGATATGACTGCAAGGATCACGGATGCCTTCTCGATGATGGAGATGGCGGTGGCTCCTGCGGTGGCTGCACCTACGGCTCCTGCTGCCGTTGCATCAACGGTTGCCTCGACTCCCTCAGCAACGGATTTTCCAGTATCTCCGATGGCATTGATGACTTCAGATGTCGCATCGAGGACTGCATCGGTGACATCGATAGCCTTATCCATACCCTCAGCCACATCCTTAGAGAAAACGGATGCAAGGTTTCTTGCCTTTCCTCCGAGATCCTGAATCACCCCGTTCACATTCTTGATCTGCGATGCGCAATTCTTGAATGACGAAGTGACCTTATTTCGTGCATTCAGGGCTTTCTGCTCGGCAACCTGATTCGCTTTCTCAGCCTTATTCTTATTGTTGAGAGCCTTGGTGGTATTCTCTACGGCATTCTTGTATTCCTCGGAATCCTCGCTCAGTTCACCACTATCAACCTGATCCCTAAGCTCCTTCTCATAATCGAGGGCGGCATTATACTCATCCTGAGCGATCTTCAGATCATCCTGAGTCTGCTTCCATTCCTGCATGGCAGTGGTGAACTCGGTTTTGGCATCACCGATATCCTTCAGGGATTTCTTGAATGCCGCAAATGGATTACGGGATGATATCTCATCTTCGAGCTTTGCGATGGCTTCCTGATAATCCTTGATCTCCTGAGTGCCCATCGATTCCTTATTCTGCTCGAAATAATCCTTGATCTTGGAGAGGTTATATTCGAGGGTCTGAATGGACTGCTTGCCCATATCACCGAATACCGCATTCCAGTTGATCGAGCTCTTGAAATCCTCGGATCCGAGCTTCGAGAACGCTTCTTCCATCTGACGGATGGCTTCATCCTTGAATTCGTCAGGAATGAGGGCGATCTTCGCTGCCCAGTCACGGGTCATCTTCTCCATCTTCTGCTCGGTATTACCGAATTCCTCTATCAGGGCATCTGTATAGCGTTGGCGGGCTTCAGCGATCCTGCGGTTCTTCTCATCCTCGATGGATTCGAGAATGGTCGCATTTTCCTCGCTGATCTCCTTCACCTTCAGGAGTTCGGATGCATACTGATCGATGGTTTTCTTTCCACCCTCTGATTTCTCCCACATATCGAGGGTATTACCCTTCTGAGCGAGGAATTTCTGCTTCTCCGATTCCTTTTGGATCTTTGCGAGATCCTTGATGGAATTCTCCCAAGCCTCCCTCCTTTGGAATGCCTGACGGGAGATCTCATTGATCTCCTTAGCCAATCCCTCACCCATCGCATTGATACGATAGTCGGTGATCTCATCATGGGCTTCCTTATTGAATTTCTTAACTGCCTCCTTCCATTCATCGATGGCTTTCTGATAATTACGGGCAGCAGCTTTTGGATCGAAGGTGGATCCTCCCTTGGTCGTAGAGGTCGGTGATGAATGCGGATTCATATCAAAGGCATCTTTCAGCCCCTGAGCTTCCTGCATCTTCTCCTTATATTTCTGAAGCCATGAATTAGCAGTTTCCTCGGCATCCTTCTCTGCCTTGGCTTTCCTTTCCTCATCCCCCGCATTGGTGGTGTACCAGCTACCGAAATCGGATGCCTTGGTATCTTTTACTTCCTGCAAATGGATAAAAGCCTCGGTGTATTTCGAGAGGATAGCCTGAGCCTCTGCCTCCTTCATGAGCATTTGGCAATATGCCTCACCCTTGGTTTTCAATACATCCTTCCACTTCGAGAGGGAATCATAATATCCGAGGGCGGTGCCATATTTCGAGTTCAGTTCCTCTACCAAATTCTTCTCCTGCTTCTTATTGCCGTTGAAGTGCTCGATCTTGTTTGCATAGTTATCGATCTCAACCGATGCCTCCGCATATTTCTTTCGGGAATCCTCCAGCATCTTCTGCTGCTCCTTGAATTCCTCATCGGCTTTCTTCGCCTCTGAACGGAAATGGGATACAACCCCGATCAGGACACCGATGGCGGCTGCGATCCATCCGAATACTGGGATGGACTTGATGGCGGCTCCTACCATCCTGAATGATCCTGCGAGGGTGATGTTTGATAATGTTCCTGCCTTGTTTGCTGCGGTATTGGTGATGACAGATGCGGTCTCGGCATCCTCTGCGATGGCTGCATGGGATGATGCACCCACCTTAGACTCCTTGGCGGCTGCATTAGCCTCAGTCGCAACGGCATTCGCTCCCTGAGCTGCCGTATTGGTTGCAGTTGCAGCCGTTTCGGTAGCCTGAGCACCGGCACCGATGGCAAGGAGATTATTCCACCATTCCTTCAGACCATTCAGGGTCACCAACTGAAAGGCGGAATCCTTATTGAGGGTCTGCTGCAACTGCTGCAACCCCATCGTGATAGCCATAAGGGACTGAACCTTCAGCATGATCTTCTGAAGATCCTCATTCTCATCACCAAAGAGTGCAACGGCTCCCTGAGCTGCCGAGAATGCGCCTGATAGACCTCCGAGACCCTGAACCAATCCTGCGATCTGTTGCTCATCATTGGCGAGAACCTTTCCCTGCTGGGCAATATCACCCTGAATATCGGTCAATCTACCGAGCTCTGCCGATAGCTTCTTGTATGCCTCGGATGATTCATCAACACCATTGGCGATCATATCAGCCATCTGCTCCTTCAGCATCTTGATCTTCTGCCTCAGGGTCTCATGGCTCTGAGCGGTCTGATCGATCACCTTCCCCTCATCGGAGATGGCAGTCTTTCCATCGATGATCTTCTTTCGGGTATCTTCGAGTTGGAATCCGAGCTGCTTGGCATTCTGTATGATCTCCTTTCTCAGGCGGATATTCTCTCGGATGACGGTTGCCTTCTCACGATACGCATCCGCCTCCTGCTGATTCTTTTGGAATGTCTCGGAGTATAGCTTATTGAGTCGGGCTTCCTCTGATTCGAGTTCCTTGATATTCCTGATATTCTCATCGACCACATGATTGAGATGATCTAACCCAGTCTCGATGGTCTGCAAGGATGAAACATCAGAAGTGACCTCGATATTGACCTGAGGGATATTGCTAAGGAGGCTATTGATCCTCGCACTCTCCGTCTCCGCCTTATCGCCGATCTCTGATACTTTCTGCTCGATATGGGCTACCCCTTCATCGATCCCTGAAGTATCGATAAAGGTTCCATAGCTCAAAGTTCCATCTTCATTCTGCTTCATGCCCTGACAATTTCTTCTTCTTCAAAATCCGAGAATTTACCAAAGTTTTCGGGATTGTTCGCATCGAGAGACTCATCAAACGCTGGCTTATCATCCTCCGTCTCATCTCCCATCAGCGGGACTGCCCGACTATACATCACCGCATTGGTGTATGAAATATCGTAGAGGGCGAATCTCTCATCCTTTCCGAATATCCTTGAGATACCGAGGATGGTTGCCCAAACGCTATCATTTAATGCGCCACTTCCTTTGTCGGCTTTAGAATGTTTGCCTCGCTTAGGGAAGTGGTAATTACGAAAAAATCCACGACCTCCATATCCTGCAGTCTGTTCAGGATGCAGTCATTCAGGATGGATGGGCGGATATACATCAGCTTCTCCGCCAGTTCCGCTTTCGCATCCACCAATACCTTCTTTGGCTTTCGTGGGATAATTCCGAGAATCCTTGGCTGCGGGATCTCCCTTTCCTCAACGAGATGATTGGCTCCGAGGATCAGGATTGCTGCGATCTCGCCAAGCTGCCTGAAATATTTCGCATGATGTAATACAGAATATAGGATCTTATCCTTTGGTACTTTCTCCACAATGGGGAGAGTGGATATGATCTCCGAAATGAGGATCAGAGTTGCAGTCGATGGTGGAGCGATATCATAGATCCTCCCATCAACCTCAATCCTGCCTACCGGCTTTTCAAGAATGGCAGAAGCCACTTTCTGCTCAATAGTCTTTTGCTCCATAATTCAACTGAGTTTAGTTGCGGGAGTGGGACTCGAACCCACGACCTTCAGGACATGAACCTGACGAGCTACCGACTGCTCCATCCCACGATTTCTGCCATTTTATCCTGCCAAACGGCAAAAGGGTGTCTATCCACACGTCTTTGAAAGGAGGTTTCCTAACCAAGCCTTATGCGGGCTTGGTGAAGGTTGCGGTCACTACCTCAGAAGCCACTCCATCCTTGATGGCGATAGCCTTGATGGTGGTCGTAGCACTCAGCGAGATAGCGGAACTATAGGTTGAGCCATTGCTTGCGGATGGAACGCTGCCATCAGTTGTATACTTGATGGTCGCACCCGTTGTCGCAGATGCGAGAGCAACGCTCAGGGTAGAACCCTCAGCCCATGTCGATGGGGTGAATGTCGGAGCTGCGACAGTTGCCCAGTCAGCAGCAGCGACCTTGAACTTCTTGTAAAGCTCTCCATCCTCGCACTGAAGGATCTTGAAGGTCAGATCTACATACTGACCCTCCTCCTCAGATGAGCCAGGTCGGAATGATACATGGGTTCTGCGGGCTTTGATACCCACTGCACCGATATTCTTCGGGGTCAGCTTGATAGAGAAGTCATCAGGAACCACGTTTGTCTTGACGGTCAGCTCATCGCCTCCCTGAGACTTGACTGCACCCGTGAACATATTCTCGGTATCGAAGTCCATCTCCTTCACTCGGGTGGTGATGGTAACAACGGGCTCACCCTCTTCCTCAGCAACCACGACTCCGCCAGTAGCGGTGGCGGTCAGCTTCTCACCATCCTCAGTTCCGAGAGTGGTGGATTTGTCATTGATCGTACCGATGGATACGAGGCTTGAAGCCATAGCGTCATTATCGCCAGTCTTACCGACCTCGATCTTACACTTCGACCATGACATGATAATCTTTCTTGCCATATTCTTCGACTTTTTTAAGATTACACTTATGATAAACTACTCACTAATCCTTCTGAAATGGATTCGGGCGGTTACGCACCATTGCCCGATTTCCTCATTCTTCATAGAGGTGGGAGTCCCATCGGTCTCCATCCAATACTCGGTCTCATCATTCCCATCGACAAAAGTCCTGATCGCTGCCTGAAGTACTCCGATGCGGGCTGCATCACGAACCATACGACCATCCGTATTCTTGACATCGGGGACGTAGATATTCAGGATCACCACTCCCGTCTGAATCTGATCATCAAGCCCCGCAAGGAACTTCACTATCAGATCCTCGGTCTTGGCATTGGCTGGGCGCATATCAGGGCGATAGACACCTCCCTTGATGGTCTTTCCGAGACTTCCATTCTTGATGAAAGAGTAGAAATCACGCTCAACCTCGATCTCCGTCTTTATTGCCATTCCTATTCAGGTTCTATTAATCCGTTGAGTAACTTCTTGGCGAGGGATTCAGCCTTCAGCTCTGCCGATGTAAGCACATCCTTATGATGGATATTCTCCACGTAGGCGGCATATTTCATGCCCGCACATACAATTAGCACCACTCCCCAAGGGAACTTCGCCTGAAGCGATTTAAGGAGGGTTTCGGCTGCTTCTGCACCCTGATCCCCGTTACCCTTGGATCCGCTATATTGCTTGGATGCGCCATTTACAACGGGATTCCCGTCATAGAGCACCACATATCCGATGGATGATCGCAGATTACCAGTAATATCATTATAGTTTCCGCTCTCCCTCGCAATCCTCACGCATTCCTCACCGATATAGGTGAGTTGTCTTATGAGGTGATCCACAATCTCATTCATCTTTCTTTTCAGACCCGACTTGAGTTTCCTCATATCGGTCTTACTCACGATGACTCCCTTGTATTTCTTATGCTGGGTGAGAACCTTCGCCATGATTCAGACCATGATCTGCGTTCTTCCTACGGTGGTAAGAGGCTCGGAACTCAATACGTCATACTCTCCGAGATCCTCCCCATTCCTCTCCAAGGAGATACGGAGATGGGGAAAGGCTGCAAGCTCGATGAGGATCAGGAATGATGCCTGACGGAATATTCCATCCTCATACTTACCCTTTCGGGTGTCGCTATTGGTCTTGATAGAGCAGGGGATAGGATCGCTCCAATCACTCTGAGCCGCAATAGGCTCACCATACTCATTCAGATCGCCACCTTCGACTATTTCATATCTGAGAGTTCCGTTTGTCCTCATATTACCATAGGTGAGATCCATCCTCCATGACCCTCATATAATCGCTAAGAACCTCATCGGCATCGAGTCCGTAGATATTGCACCAATACTTGATACTCTCCTTGATTGCATCCTCCCTGACCGATGTAGAGACCCCGTTTTCATTTCGGCTTCCCTCCACATAGCCCATTATCAGGCTTACCGCCACCCGAAAGATCGCAGGATCCTTCGGTGTGGCTTCAGCCGTTGGGGTGATGCCCTCATTGAAAAGTGCAAGCTCGATGGTCTTATCATCAGGATAGAATGTGTTCGCTATTGCGTTGCACAGACTTTTCAATGCCTCTGAATTCTTCATCGACTATAACTTGGTTTTGAGGGTATAGATTCCATTCATCTCCGTGATCACTGGCAGGGCATTGACCTCAGCCTTGGTGAACTCGACTCCGTTAGAGCCCTGAGTCTCACCTACACCCCACTGAGAAACACGGATGCGGTTATAGTTAGAGTAAGCCACTCCAGCCTCAGGCTTCAGTTCGTTGTTCGCCCAAGCGTTCTTAACGAGACCGAGCTTTCCATCAGGAATGAACACCATATTCTTGGCATTCCAAGGAGAGTAAGGAGTGCGCTGAGTACCGTTCTGAATACGAACCTGACGGCGGATGGGGACAAAGATCGGGAAGTTGTTTTCCTCCATATATGCGTTGATATCCTTCAACTGCACAATCTTGGATGACTTATCCGTACCATGAATCATCTGCTTCATCTTCTTAGAACGGCACATATAAGAGATTCGGTCAGGTGAGCAAAGGATCTTTGCAAACGCAACCTTATCCTGAGCGGCATCGATGATTGCCTGAATATCCTCGAAGCAATCAACGGTCTCGATATTGGCATCGATCCACTGGGTAGATGCGGATGCAATATTCTCTGCGGGCTGATTATAGTTAATCAAGCCACGGGCACCGCCCTCAGGGTTAGTGGTCTCATCGAGAGTGAACTTACCCTCACTTGAGAGCGCACCGCAGAAGATCATATCGAGCTTACCGAGGACGGAGTTAACCACCGTCAGTACATGACCCCACATGAGCTTCACGAGCTGCTCATTCTTGACCTTATCAGGCAGAGACTTTGAATCGAGGATCTGCAACACCTTGCGATAATCCTTGGTAGTCATAGGCAGGGTGAGTGCATGGGTCAGGATAGTCTCCTTCAGGGTTTCAAGACCCTCAGTGCCAAGGATAGCCTCCTTAGCATCTGTTCCGATGGTCGGAGCTGCAACGGTGATGTTGTACTGACCGATCAATTCCTCGAAGTCGAGTCCGATGGTCGGGGTATCCCAATCAAGGAACTGCTCGAAGATCACGTTGTCGAACAACTTCTTATTCAGCTCTGAGACCTTATCGAAGCGAATCTGAACATTCTTAGTCAGTTCGCCAAAGATTGATGAATAAATAAACTCAGGCATGGTTCTACTGCTTTATGAACAGAATGTTCGGGTTAGACTTCAGGCAGCAGCCGTTCAACCACTCGGGCAGGATGGGGAAGCCGAGGCTCGGATAGAGCACGACAGCCTCATAAGCTGCATCGATGGTCGGCAGACCTTTGCCGTTAAATTCTTTCACTGCGCCATTCACCATATTCGGTGTGTACTCAGCCACAGACTTCTGCAAAAGGACATAGTCGTTTGCAGCGAGGGTCTTTTCACCGAGATATGGAGTCACATCAGCGAGGTTGATTTGCCCAGTCGTTGCGCCCGATGCGACAACCTTCAAGGCTCCCTCAGTGGTTGACTCTGCATCGATATAACCGTACTCGGTTGCCTCTACGATGGCATCACCATTGCTCAGACCCGTGATGGCGGCTGAGAGGTTCAGGACATCATAATCGGCATTGCCGGTATCGATCGATGAGATGGTCACGGACTTATCTTCCTTACCGACCTTGGCGATAACATCACCTACGGCAAAGAGATGTCCCTTGGCAATTCGGGGCTTCGAGGTGGTTCCACCACTCAGGACTGAAGCGATCTTGATGACTGCGGCAGACATCTCGCTGAAGTTCACCTCCACAGGCACTCCACGATAAACGACAGAGCCAACGGGGATATTGTTCTTCGGCTTGAAACCACCTGGCAGCATCTTACATTCGCCTCTCCAAATCTCAGGAGTATGCCCCTTGATTGTAGTTTTCTTGAATTCGATAGCCATTGTTCAATGCGAATTAAGGGTGAATAATTACGGATGCTTAGTTATTGTCGGGTAAGCCTTTCGCCCATGCATCCGCATCGGCTTTCATTTGGTCTTCGACCTTGCCCGTTTCCTGAGCCGCATCCTTTGGCATCAGGCTATGAGAAACCAATTCATTCTTGAAATCTCCAAGAACCTTATCGATATCGGCATCCTCAGGGATTGTACGATCCTTCATAAGGAATTCGGGAATTCCGAGCTTCTTGGCTTTCTCAGCGATCAGCGCAGAACGCTCTCCCTTAGCCTTTTCAGCCTTCAGTGCCTCATTTTCCTCCTTCAGTTTGTTAACCGTATCGGTCAATGGTGCAAGCTGCTTTGCAATAATGGAAGCGATCTTTGCATCTTGTTCACCCTCAACCTCAACCTCTTCATCGGTCTTGGTCTGATTGTGAGTAGTGGTTTTGCGGGTCTTTCTCGTGATCTCCCCCTGCATGACCTTTGCATAGGGAACGAGCAAATCCACCGCAGCATTGATATCCTCATCTGAGGAATCATCTTTAAGACCCTTGCAACCCAGTTCAACGAGGTCGTCAATTGCCTTTTCCGTAAGTCCCATATCCTTCAGCTTCTCGGATAGAGCCTTCTTAAACTTGATTTTCATATCTCTGATAATTAAAAAATGAATTCAATTTTGCGCAAAGATATGCAAAATTTCATGTAAATGCTTAACAAGCACCTAATTTTTAGCAAGATTTAACCAAATCAATTTCTCAGGAAAAACTGCAACTTTCCCTAACTTTTGCTTAAAAAGCCTTAAATAAACGCAGTTTTTCATCGAAAATGTTGCCTATCTTGATAATAAACCATATCTTTGCAGCATTAAACAGAGGTGCTTAACAAGCATCTGAAGTCAAACTTAAAATTTCAACGCAGATGAAAACGAACATTACAATCAATCAGGCAAAGGCGATCATCGGATATATCGATGGATGCAATGCAATGGCAATCGAATTCGGATATCAGGCATCCGATCTCTCAAAGACCTACATCAGGATTCAGGATGATGATAAGATGAAGAAAGAGAACGGGGATATCTATTCGATGGTAATCCTTGTGAATTTCTCAAATGATGATGAATGTCATCTCGCAGGATTCCTGACCTCGAATGGTAAACTGGATATGATTGAATCCGATATCCCTGAGCATACCGCAATGAGATGGGGATTCGGGGATGAGATCACCTATCAGGAAATGAAATCGATGATTAAATAATAAGGAGGACAAAACTATGATGATCAATGAATTTATCGAGAGAACGGGATTCAAGCCAACCGAGTATTATTATCATGCCGAGATCGAACGTGAATATGAGGCATCCGACATGGATAAGGATAAGTGGTGCAAGCTATGGCTGAAGAATGGCGGGATCCAAAAGGCTTACGATGCCATGTGCAAGGATGCAGCCGCCAATAAACTGAAGGTGGATGCCTACGAAAAGAGGATTACTTTCCTTCAGAATAAGGAGGCTGAACTGACTGAGGAAGTTGAAGCCCTGAGGGATGATCGGGTAGAGAGGATCAATGAGAGGATGGAGCTGATCGAATTCCTCATCAACTCAGCCGAGAAATGGTCTGCAACCGATATCAGGGAGAAGGTGATTGAAATGATCGGAGCCAAGGAATATATCCGTTATAAGCTCGAACACGATCTTAACCTTTGGGAACTCGACAAGGAACTGATAATGAAATTAATCTAATAAAATATCAAGGATATGGATAATCTGAATCAATACATCAAGAAATCCCACCTCAGGATGGTGGAGAAGTTCAATCAGGATCTCGAATCATTCCGCAAGGAGACTGAAGAAGATGCCGCCACTCTCTATGAGGATGCCAATACCTCATTCACCCTGAAGGATATCAAGGTGGAGAACGGATGCCTCGTATATGAATATGACGGAATGACGGAATCAGAGAGGATCGTCTATCAGGATGCCGATTCAGGCGAATATTACGAGGATGATATCGATGGTATCTCCGAATGGATCAAGTTTTGGCGCAAATGCCTCAGGCGGGCAAAGAGATATTGGAGCATGGATCCTGATCGCCTCGATAAGATTCAGGATGGAGAGATCGAGGATCAGGATGATGAGGAATAATAAACCGAGTTTATAACAATTTAATTTCAACGCATTATGAAAGAGAAAGTCAATGTTTATCAGATGGTGACTGATCGGGTGATCGAGCAGCTTGAAAAGGGTATCGTTCCTTGGCAGAAGCCTTGGTCGGGTGCTGGGCTCGCAGATGGAGGTGCAATCAA